AGAGGTTACTATCGCAGTGGTGGTGGTGCCACGAACCCTGTCAATCGTATGAGTCCCAGGAACAATCTCTGCAGTAGTTACACTCAAATCACCCGTAGGGTCATTGAACTCAAGTCTCCATGAACCAGTAGTGTCTTCCTCTATAGCCGCAGGAAAGGACTTGTTAAGGGTTATACCGCCCCCACCTGTAATAGAACCACTGAGTCTCCAAGTCTCATAGAGAATATCTTGTAGGTTAGCTTCCGTTACGAACTCAACGTCATCTAAACGATAGGTGACCCCGTTCTGAAGATTCCCAAACCCTATTCGGTCTGCAACAGTTTCATCCCACGTACCAGTAGTAGTATCAGCAGTTCCACCAAAATCTATATAGTGGAAAGAAGCAGAATCCGAAGTAATTGACTTGTTCCACTTCCTGAAGATATTGCTAGCACTGTTTCTTACTGTTACATGAATGACACCATCCGTACTGGCAGTCATTCTGAAACGTACGCCCCTAATAGGACCAAATAGGTATGAACCTGAATTAGATTCTGTAGACCAACTTGGCTTAGACCCGCCTGGATACACCCTTCCAAACTTAGAATGAAGAAAGGTTCTGTAGACAGAATCAGTACTAGCATCCGCTGTTACCTCAAGAGATGCGTCTCCTGAGACAGCATCAGCCGCACTGGACAAAGCAACATCAGCAGACCCTCCACCTACACTCCACTCCAGCCTCAAAGCCGCAGTATTGGCATAGGTGGTGGCTTCAAAATCATCTAGTTTTCTGGCAGACAACCGCTGAAAGATGTTATCCAGACCACCTGGAATCTCATCCCCAGATATTGTTCCTTCAGTCCCGTCTCTTCGGGCTAACCAGCCTAAACTTGTAGTAGTTACCATTTAGAATCCCATTACGAATCCATACACTCTTGGTGTCTGTCCATTCGTAGCATTAATCAAAGAAATTCTTTGTTTAGTAATCTTTTTCCCTGTAATTGTATCACCTGCTTTGACCAGAATTGAAGACCGTGTAGCGTCTCTATCAAAGTCAATGTAGGCATCTGCAGTTATAACTGTTAGGTTAAACTGATGAATCTCCTCAATCTCAGGTTCTCTCACAGATACAGAAGCATTAGTGGTGCCTAAGAACCTAGAAAACCTGTTGCTGGATGGGTCAACGAAAGTAGTTACAGAGGCATCAGCAGAATTCTCGTCTCTACCGTTCTCAAAAGCCATCACCACTCCCCAGTTTGGCTCTACCTGAATATCATCTACAAAAAAGGTAGTATTATGCTGAGCAACGGTTGTCACGTAAAGACGAAGAGAGGTCACTGGCTGACCTCTTACCCTGAAAACCAGTGTACTTCTTGCCCATGCTGTACCAAGCGTAACCGACGTTCCACTTGTAAAAGTAGCTCCACTATCAATGCTAGCACGAACATATACAGCGTCACCCGACCCAGAAGCACGACGGAAGTATGCAGACATGGCATAAGACCCTGGCTCTGTTGCCCCAAGGTCGTAATAAGCACCTTCCCCAGCAGCAGCGTTAGCGGGTACACAACGTAAAGATGCAGCACCTGTTTGCTGCTGAGATGTCTGTCTGGTAATAGTACTACCAGCGGCAGTCCACCCACTAGTATTTACTTCTATACCTGGATTAGTAACCAGATTCATAGTAGGAAGGGTGGTGGCGTTAACAGCTACTATGTCATTAGATGCATCGTCCGCTGCTGTGTAGTCAATAGGGACAATGGACACCATCGTAGCCACAGACTCTCTAACAGTTCTTTTAATCGTCTCACCGTAACGAGTCTCAAATCCCTTGGGAATAGGCATTTTTTACATCCTCCTACATCAAAATCAGTATATTAAACTCTGATTAACTAAAGACATTATCCTGCTTCTAAGACCGTTACTCTAGCTGCTAATCCGTTCTTATCTACCCCAGACAGTTCCACGGATTCTTCCGTTTTGTCCGCTGGTCACTACTATGATAGAAATAGTTCCAGTAATCTTTATATCGGTCTCCGTATAACTTTGCCCTGCCCCCATATACAAACTTAAGATAGTGGCATCGCTGTCTCCTGCAGCACCTGTACCAGAAGCAGCACTCCCGTCAAAACGCACATAAAGAGGCTGTACCTCAACAAGTAATGCTACTCTGTTAGCCTCTTCCATGTAATCAGATACAGTAAGAACTATCTCTGCGGTATTACCAGTAGTGGTTCGGGTAAAGCTGACTACTTTGTCATAAACCTGACGAAGCTCTATTTCAGTTCTCAAATTAGTAGTCATCTATTCACTCCTTACACCACCAAATGGAGATGGTTCTGAACCCATGTTATCTTTATTATGCTCTACGGAAGACACAATCTGTGTCCCTTCCTGAATAACTGTATGTTTTTTAGTCTTAAATAAATAAGAAACAACCAAAAGTACCACTAGTCCGCTTACAGCAGCGGTTATAATACCTATATTAAATATACTTATAAGAGCAAAAATAGTAGCAGCCCCTAATAGTACTCCTAACAGGTTCATCTCACTCCTTAAACAAAAAAGGGCAACTGCCATTAATGCAATTACCCGTAAGTAATAAATCAATGGCAATCGAAGCTGACTCGTATTGCCCTTATTAAGTTATTAAAGAGAGGGGCACCTAAGTACCCCTCCCATAGTCTTAAATTAGTATCCTACTATCAATACTCTTACACGAACCCCTGTCAGGTCTACCGCATTCGCAACCTCTATGCTTGGACCATCAGCAGCCCCATTCAAGTCTGAATAGGTCATAATCACAAGGTTGTTAGTGTAGTCGAAAGTGGGACTGTGTCCCAAGTCTGCCGTAGTGTTAGGTGTCGCTGTGTTACTGATAGACATCGCAGCGGTCATCACAATGTCAAAACCCCTCAAACCCACATCAGCGGGAGCAAAGGGTTCACCGTTTGTAGGATAGCTGGCATCAAAATCTAAGTCTGCGGTAACAATTCTCTTGTTACCAAAAACAGTTCTATGAATTTCTGTAATCGTAAGTGCCATCTAAAACTCCTTCTCCTGCTGCTTCCACCTATACCAACCTCTCCAAGGTTTCCCTCAGATACTTGCAACAAGAAAAAAAACTAAATTGTTGTTAAAACTCAAGGAGGGTAGGGGCTTTTACGCCCCTACCCACCTACTAGTTAACTTAAGCGTTTAGGTCCGTAATCTTAGCGTGTGCATCTACCCTGAGTGCCCTCAACTCACCAATGGTGTAGAAAAGGCCACGAAGGACGAACGCATTCGCCTGGAAGAAGTCCCTGTTATCGATGTACTGCGTAGGAGCAGCAACAGCGAGTTCCAGATACCTCGTGTCAAGCACGTACACGTTAGAACCAATAGTACCTGCAGTCGTGTACGCCTTAGGCGTATCAGGGTCCACAATGACAGGAATGCCCCTGTAAGTTGCCACTTGGAAACCAGCATGGCTACCTGGGAGGGTACTCTCATCACCGACCTTGACTACGAACTCGCCCCAGTCCATGTAACGCTGCTGCGCCTGTAGGAGTGAGGAAAGCCTGTCGAACTGGTCATAACCCATCAAAATTACGTCAGGGTCAGCACCATTTATACGAACTTCCCTAATCGCTTGGTCAAGAAGAGTCAGGTTAAGGTTGCGTCCGGTACCGTCGTTATCAAGAACGGTAGCACCGGCATTCCAACCACCAGCCGCACGAGCCGTCTGGTTATAAAGGTCGGCACCAGCAGAAACAGTCCTGCCAGCAATAGTTCGCCCATCCTGCTCTACAATGTCGTCCAGGGAGGTAAATCCAGCCCTACTCTTAACGTAGGCAATGTCGCCTGTAGCCCCAAGGTTGCCACCACCTGAGTAGATAATACCCGTGGCATCAGAGTCGTTACCGTAGAACGTCTTAGCGGTATCACTGTCCTCTTCAGCAAAGGTATCCCCAGGTCGCATCATCCCATAAGCATCAAGAATGGTAGCCGTACCAGAAGCAGCGGCACCACTAGTAATTCGGGTGGTAGCCCTCAAAAGAAGCTCTTGGTTGATTTCCTTGATGTGGTCACGGGCTGCAGCCTCTTGCTCCACAGCAAGGTTGTCACCCATTCCACCTTCTAGACCGCTAGTAATCTGCCCAACTAGGCTCACACCGAATGCCGAAGCAACGATTCTCGGTAGTGAGTCCACACGCTGGTAAGCAGAGGAGTCAATCTGGGGAAGTGCCCCAGTTTCACTAACAGGGCGGCTACGAGATGACAGCACGTTGGCTGTACCCGAACCTGTGTCCTGTGCGCTGGCTCCAGGGCCTCGGTCTGACCTTACCCTCCAACCAGTTGTAGGTCCCCATTGGACCTTTCTAACTATGTTCCAGAATCGCGTCTGGTTGTTCAGTGCGTCCCAAACCTTCCGTCCATAAGTGGCGTTGAAAACGTCACTCGTGTTCAGGTAGGTCTGCTTTGCAAAGTACCCAGGTGGCAGCATTGACTGCCGAAGATTTCTCTCAGCACCAGCAATGAACTCAGAAAGATTAATGTTGTTAGCCATGTTTAATTACCTCCCGATTTGTGATAGTACAAAGTGGAAGGGGCAACATCACCCTGCTGGTCTCGCATCGAATTGACCTTCTTAAACGTGCCTCGGAGGTCATCGGTGTCGTTAGTCTTAAGAATGGTCTCAACAGCATCAACGAACTGACCCTGCTGTACCTCACCAGCACTCATCGCCTCGCTAGAAGCACCAGCAAGGTCTGCAAGACTATCCCCCTCAACCCCGATTGGAGCCGAAGGAGCAGAGGTAGCAGACTTCTGAATCTGATGACCAGAAACCCTGTTGTTCCTCTTAGACTTAGGCTTTACCCTCTTCATTTCACCTGCAGTTGGGGTGAAACCAAAACCCTTCATTCCCGACTTTATGCCAGCCTCAACCGACGTAGGCATGGCCTTCCTTATTTCGTCAAGCTCCTCACGGACATCAGACATTGCTGCCTTCTCCATGTGGCGTGACTCCAAAAGACCTTTGACATCCTTCAGAAGGTTAAGAATGGCACCGTCTGCGGACTTGCCATACATACCGCCTAACTCTTCATCAATGATTTCATCGGCCTCTTCGTCTTCTTCGTTGTCTTCTATATTCTCTTCTAGGTCCTCTTCGTCATCTTCCTCATTATCTTCTAGATTTTCTAGAAAGTCCTCATCCTCCACATTCTTATGCAAATATGGATTCGTACCCTGTTTGGCTGCAGAAGTAGTCTTCCCTGAAGCACCTTCCCTCTCACCGCCCTGACCACCACTAAGGGGGTCCAGCTTATTCACCCAGTCAGCATCTAAGTCCTTATCCACTGACATGGTTGAATCGCCGCCCTTAGAGCCGTCGGCATTGAGGGTGTACTCGTTGGAAATATACTCCCTTAAACCCTTCAGGATAGTGAGAAGCTGTCCTTTGCTTGCGCTACTCATTATTCCTCCTTCAAAGGATATTAAGAAATTCTTCCCGTCCGATACTTAGGTACCAATCTATGGTACCTGTCCGCAGTATTACAAGTATATCCAGTAAAAAATACTATGTAAAGTATTTTGGTAAAAATAAAAATCTAGTTTTTCTGCACTGCCTTTATGACCTGCCAATACTGTTTCATAAGAATCTGGGAATCTTTTCTAGAAATTTTCCCATCATTAACAGTATCTGCACAGGCATCCACGAAATCCATTACCACTGGCATCACTTTTCTGTGCTTATTAACCCTGTCCATCAACATATCATCTGTCTTACTAAACCAATTAAACATAGCACTACACCTCCTAACTCTTCTTTTCTAATCCATCACTGGTCGTAAGTTTGAATCGTACCTCTTTGCTTGGGGAGGACTTGAATAACACTCAGGACACGTCTCGGCATCAGGTTTCTGGATAATATCTGTAATCCACGAATCCTGATTCATGGGTTCCTGACACAGGGTAAGCTCATAAATCTCCAAATCCATTATTTCTTGCCAACACGAACCATGCTCACATCTAATCTCTTTGGTCTCAGGATTGGAGTTTCCAGATAACGAGAACCCTCTCAAATTTCCTTTTATAACCTCTGCCATCGCCCTACGGGAGACCTCAAGGTCAGTCCTGAAAGCAACTATGGCAAAAAGACCTTTTCTATTTACATGAGTTTTCCAGACTTTTCCTTTCGCATCTACAAACTTAGGAATAAGCTTTCCCACTTGAATACCACTATGAAATATATTTACATTGGCAAAATCTGGATTAGCAAGGAACTTCTTTAGTGCCTTATCCAATCCCCCCAAATTTATTCGATGACCTTCTCTGTCTACCACATAAACACTGCCCCAACCCCCCACAACTAAGGTTTTACCCAAATCCATCTTCATAATGGGGTCAGAAACGAGAGACTTGAATCCATCAAAATCATTGGGAGAATCTGCACTTTTAGTTACATATGAAGACAAATCCTTGAAATACGAATCTCCATCACTAGAAAGATTAGTAAACTGCTCAACTGCGGGGTCGAAGTTGGGACTATGGGGTCGTGTCTTGGTAGTAGTGTCCTGTCCATCAGGGATAATAGTACGTTTTCTACTACCATCTGACTCGATATTTTCCCCATCCTCATCAGCTAAGAAACGTTTAGGATTATCATCATTAGCAAGCCAAATACTAACCTCTCCAGAACCTAATGCACGTTGTTCAGGAGGTAATGCAGACGCTCTCTTGTCCTTAGCCCGTTCCTCTACTTCTGCATAGGTATGACGGGTAATGCTATTCTTTGTTTTACCTCTCTCAGGAGTAGCTCCATCATTAGGCAAAGTAGAAACACCTTCTGCAGTGCCTATTACAGTCATATCCTGTTGTTTATGAAGAGGTTTAAGATTAGAGTCGTAGTCCTCTCTGACTCGACCACCCTTGCTCCCTGACTGTGGACGACCCTGATTACCTCCCATTCCACCACCATAGGTAGAATCAGATACAGTACTGTGAGCCATAACTCCACCAGCACCCCCAGCGGGAGGAGAACCATCTCCTGCTGTACCCGCACCACCTGAAGCGTTTTTCTGTACACCCTTCTCAGCCGCTTCATCCTCTGGAAGGTCTATAACAGCACCTGAACTAAATGCTTGAGAAGTAGGAGTCTCTGCGGTAGCCATGGCGTGACGACCAGCGTTGTCTGCTCCTTCCTCGTCTTCATCCCCTGTAGGATTAATTGGGTTCTTTTCTCGTTGTTTTGGACCACCAGCCTCTGAGTATCCCCCACCTGCAGCCCCTATCTGCTTATCTATATAAAGATTTTCTACCTGAGGGTCTGAATCTCTAGTCTGTACGGTCTTTTTCTCTCCCATACGTGTCTTATCTCTAGGAGAATAGTTATGAACATTATCTACTTCACTCTCAGAAGCATCCGTAACTTGAGCCACACCCTCCTCTTTGGCCTCAAAGGAAGGAATCTCTCCTCCAACCTTCTTACCAAGGTCAGTAAGAATAGCGGCAAAAGACCCAAGGTCCATCTCACGTATCTTTTCAAAAGGTGCCCAAACATGTAAATCGTGTTCGTCTGAAAGGGCGATATTACCCGTGGCACTGACCCAATAGAAGGTAATTTCTCGTTGCTCTTGAACAGGACTACCTACATATAGAGGTCTTGTCATAATCTTCTTAGCCATGACAATATCAAGCCCTGTCTCTTCCTGTACTTCTCGGTAGAGAGCATCCTCAAGGTCTTCGTCTACCTTTACATGACCTCCAGGTAAATCCCAGAAAGGAGTCCTCACATCCTTTAATAAGAGAACAGAGTTATCACTACCTGGAATTATTGCTTTAACTATCTTGTCAGTATCAGCAGACTCCCGTTCAGGAACAAAAGCCTCTTCCTCTTTATGAGTATGCCACTTATCCTCATCCCCTAAATCATTAGTGGCAGAATCTACGATTTCCTCAACAGGCAAAGAAAGCTGTTTCTTTAT